TTTTTTCTTATTGCCATATAGGGTTATCTCGGTTATCTTGAATATTACTATAATCTTTTTTACCTAAAATTCTAGTGCCTAAATAAATGTCTACATCGTAAGCATTTCGTTCAGGGAATATATCCGCTCCTGTATTTGTGTTATAAGTTGGATAAGTTGAGTTATTATAGTTTAAATATTTTATCATTCTATCCCCGTACATCTCACCATTTGTTTTCCAAATATTCATTAAATATTCCATGTCATTAGTTGGTATCGGTTGCCCGTTATCACTACTATTTGTCATTATGCCTTTGTTCGCATATCGGAATTTAAACGTTGGTGAGCTTTCATACATAATATAATGCACCATCATTTTTAAAATGTAGTTATCTATTATTAGTTTGTAAGCTGCAGGAATTGTAGTTGCTGAATTTATATAAGCTAAGATGTGAGTTTCAATCGTATTATATAAACTAGTTCCCAATAAAGGAAGTATGTATTTATCCTGTACCAATTCAATAACTGGTGTTATCTTATCGTACTCGGTATTATCGTCAATAACCGAATGTCTAATTAAATAATCTTGTCCAATCCAAAGTGTTGCCATGTTTATTTCTTTTTACGTTTTATCCTAGTTTCACCAACCCAAATATGGCGGCACCAAGGAGTTGTTTCAGTTCCGTTATTATAAAATCCTCCACGAAAATCCCAAGCTGATTCTCCAAACTCGTTGGTAAAAGCATCTATTTGTTCGTAGGTTAATCTTCTTGCTACATTTTTTCCATCAACAGTTTCTCGACCACTTGTTTCAATCATCATTTGTAAACAGAATTCCCTTGTTGTTGGTAATCTTTTAGGGCCACTTACATCAGGTCTTTTATCGTATTTATAAACAGTGTAAATTTCGGTATCGTAATCTTCAGTATCTTTATCTAATCCTTTTTGAGTTGGTGTAAATATCCCATCTAAAAAGCTACCTAGTTTTTTTTCTTTTAACCAAGTTATTTCATTATTTATTTTTTCAATATCTACATTTAATGACTTAGCAAGTTCTTCAGGTTTCGCAAATGGATTACCTTTAAATTGATTAAGTATTGCATTTCGTAAATCAGTAACTGATAATTGTAATCTATTGGCTGTATATAATTTTTGTTTCGATAACTCGAATCTTAAAACTTGTTTTGAATCTTTAAAGTTTACATATTCAAGGTCTATAATTTCGTCATCATCATCTACATCTACAGCATTTGCTTTTACCCATTCAATAAATCTTTTTTCTTTATCAGCAGATTGTTGAACTTTTACAACCTCATTATTTATTTCTTCTTGAGCTATTCCTAAGAACGTTAAAGCATCCGCATCACTTAATCCAAACCCTGTTTTAATCATTATCAAAGCCTGGTCTGCTGTATAATCACCCTTCTTTAACTTGTTGGCTATATTAAAAAGATTTTGTCTTTGTCTGCCTGTTAAGTTTTTAAGATGTTCGTTTACTTGTATTTCTTCTTGTATTACAGTTGCACTCGGAGTGCCAATTTCTGCAGCTTCAATCTTTAAACCGTATTTTTCAATAATATAATTCGTTACGATATTAGGATCTCTAGCATTTAAAGCATTGATAACATTTTGATTTTCTAATGGAAGTTCTTTGCCTATTGGCTGAACTTGTTCTACTTCAAATTTAATATCTAAACCAGTCTTTAGTTTAAACATTTTATCAATAAACTTATTAAAAGCTACTTGTTCAATTTTAGCATATTCGTTAATAAATAATTCATGAGCTAAGTCTAATTCGTTACGATCTCCTAAAGTACCCTCAGTTTTGATTTTAAACAACACTCCTGGAACGTTATGTCCTGTGATTATCTTTTGTTGATTACGTTTATTTAAAGCTTCGTATTGGTCTGCTAATCCTGTAGGAGTTACATTTACAACTTCTGCTCCTTTGCCATCGGGATTAGTAAAACTTAATACTACCTTGCCAGCATTTTGTGTACCTTGATGTTTTTCTTGGAATCGTTCTTTGATATCTTCTTTAACTTCAGGTGTTAATTTACCACTAAAAAAAGTAATAATATGACCAGCACTAAATCCATTCTTTACTAAACTATGAAAAAAGTTACTAATCTCAATATCGGTATTAATGTCTAATAGAACGCTTGAATAATCGGGTGAAGGGTATAAGCCATCTAATTCATTTAAAGACGGTGTAAAGTCCTTAGAATAGTAAATTGAGGCACCTATAAACCCATCTTTATAAAATGGAAAGTAAGTCTTTTTTAAATGGTAACTTTTAGCAGTCCAATCTTCACTATACCAAACTCCGCAATTATCTGCACTTAGTCTTATCTTACCCATATCTAAATGGTAAAACTCAATCGGTTGGCCTATTAAATTTGTAGTTACTTGACATGCAAAACCTCCGTATATAGCCTTGTCGGAATCACATTTTTTTCTTAATTCATACCATGAATCAAATCTATTTGCCTTCGCTAAAAATTGTTGAACTTGTGGTAAATCTTGACTAGGTACTATTTTTAATCCGCTAAGATAACGTGCTTTACCTTTTAAAATAGCAGCATGCTCAGGATGATTATTGTAAGAATTTAATAATTCTTTTGGGAAGTTATTGTCTTTGCCCCACTTAACAAATTCTCCAGCTGTATCTATTTTATAAGTAGGAAGTTGGTTAACATCCATCTTAATAGTAATTATGTCATTATATACTTCTAATTTTTTAGCCATTGTAAACCTTGTTAGTTATTGCTCCACCTTGATATTCTTTAAATGTAATTTTTGTTAAATCAAAACAAGTTGCATAACCCACCTCCACTACATTTAATCCAGTTGGATTAGTATTACTATTGCCTACTTGTTCGTAAATCGTATATTCGTAATCGCCTACTGTTAATGAAATCTGAGCAGTTGTTGGTGTTGCTGTTTCAACTATTATAAATTCATTATATCGTTCTTTTTGTGTGCTTATATCCGCTGGTAAAAAATATTGTGATGTATTTGTTTGAACGTTTTTAAATTGAAATAAAAAATAAGGATTTGCTAATAAACATTTCTCCTGTAATGTTAAGATAACTGTATTACTATTATTCTTATTAATTGTTATCATACTTATATAACGTACAAATATATCAATTTGTTATTTAAAAAAAAAGCCCAAGCTTACGGGCCTGAGCTTAACTTTAAAAAGTTATTGATTAAGCTATTAAGTTAGCAATTAAAGTACTTGTTACTTTGTAAATTGGAGCAATCTCCTTACCTTTAAAAGAAAGTTTGTGTCCATTCATGTCAGTAATTGCAGTTCCGCTTTCAGTACTCCAAGTTAATAAATCCATTCCTTGATCCTTACCAAATAACCAATAATCACCGTTAATATCTTCAACCATCATTGTCAATACGTTTTGAGCAACTAATTGAATTTCTTGAATAACTGTAGTAGTTAATTTTTTAATAGTGAAATCGATTTGTGGTTCGTATGAAATAGTTCCTGAAGCTGGTGTATAAGTACCAGGACTTGTAAACATTCCCATCTCTTTATCCAAAGAATATACTCGATACTTCTTGCCTGTAGCTAAAGTATAAGCTGTAACTAATCCAGCAGTTGATGTAAAAGTTGAACCAGTTCCTGAGTTGTTTTCAAATTCAGTTAGATAAACTTTCTTTATTCCTCCAGCTCCACCTTTACATCCGAGAAAGGTATAACCTGATGTTAATACGCATGCCATATTTTTATAATTTTAATTATTTATAATAAGGAGGGTTGCCCCTCCATTAAATTTATCCTACGTAAAGAACATTCATTGCTTGATTCACAACGTGTGCGAAGATTGTCATGATATTCTTAACGAACATATCTTCACGATTGAAAGCAATTTTGTTAACTTCAAACTTATTGATATCACTAACTAAATCAGTACACCAGTAAATATAATCAGGACGTGCTGCGATAACAACGTTTGCTGCTAAAGGCACGAATTGAATTTGTATACCATTGTAAAAATAAGCTTCAGTTGGTTGACCTAAATTAGTTACTGCGAATAAATCACGGTAAGTAGCAGATACGTTATAAATATTTATAAATTGTTTGTGAGAATAAGGAGCGTAAATAAATGGCTTAACTGCACCATTAATAACTCTTGCTGGGATAGCTGCATAAACCTTAGCATATTCAGTTTGGATGTTAGTTGCATCGATTGTAGTTCCTAAAACTTTAATACGAGTTCCTAAAGCACCACCATTATAAATCATTCTAGTTGCAACACCATCAAGTAATGAAGCTGAACCTGAAGCAACTAATGCTTGTTCAACTGAACTAACTTGATTCTGAGCAGTACCTGGAGTTAAAGCTGCAACTGCAGTACGTGTAGCACTTGTTGCACCATTCCAAAACTTACTTTGTAAATCTTCAGCAATTAAATTACCATAAGACTTTAATACTACAGAACCAAATTCACTTGATTCAATTTCCCAAGCTCCTGGCTTCATAGTTCTGTTGAAACGTGAAGAACGTAAAGCGTTCGGGTCGAATTCTTGGTAGTACATTATTTTAACTGGAGTAATCAAAGTATCAGTTATTCCAAATTGTCCTGATGAAGTTGGAGCACCACTTGCAAAAGCTTGAGCTGTTACGGTGTTATCATTCTCAGTAAAGATTGTGTCCGCTTTAATGTCGGTTGCTAAAGTTACTAAGTTTTTATTTACAGTATCATTTGCGAATAAAATCTCTTCAATGATCGGTTCTACGGATTTGCCGCGAATCTCAATTATACTTGCTGAAATTGCCATTTTATATTTTTTTTAAATTGTTAGTTATTAATTATTTTGTTAGTCTGTATTTTTCTAAAGGACTTAATTCTTCCCAATTTTTAGAAACCTTAGTTTCATTTTGTATTGGTGTGTTTAAAATTTCATTTACTACTTTGTTAAGCAATACCACTTGTTTTTTCAAACTAGATATTTGACTTTCTAAAGAAACTTGCATTGCACTCATTTTAGTATCCATTTCTTTAGGATATTTTAATTCCGATTCAACTACTTCAGGAGCTTCAACTTCTTCAACTTTTTTGCTTTCAATTTCAGCAATTACTCCGCTTAAAATTTTAACTACATTACCATCTTCCATTGTGTATTCACCATCCATTACTGGACTAGCTGTGCCACTTGTAATATCCATAATTGCAGTTCCGATAGTTAGTTCACCATCATAAGCAAATACTAAACCATCAACTGTTTTAGCTTCTTTTAATTTAACTTCAGGTGTTTGCTCGGTACTTGGTTTTTTTTCTTCAGTTGGCATTGTAGATGGTGCAGCAACTGGAATAAGACCTTCTAAGGCCACACGTTCATCAACACTAAGTTTAGTTATGATAAAGTCTTTAATTTTTGAGATAACATTTGTTTCCATGCTTATATAACGTTTAAAGTTTTTAAATTGTTTATTATTTTTATTACTTGTTCATCTGACATAGTTACTTTATTGACTTCAGCTGTTTTAAAAAGGCCATCAATCGAAACACCGTTAACTTCACCCGACTTGATTTTTGTCCATACATCATCCGATTCAACTTTGCCAGTTAAAAACCAAGTTCCCTCTGGCAATCCTTCGAAGCCTTTAGCTGTTGCAAATCTTTCATTATTTAATAATACTGATTCAAAAAATGTAACCCCTTCTATTAATTTACTTGAGTGTTCAATATCTACAGCACTGCTTAAATTATCTTTAACCCATTTTTGTTCTACTAGTTCAATCGTTTCCTTATCGAACATCAAGTTAAATTCCTCACCAGCTATATTCCGATATATTAATTGATTCGGTATAAGTACAGGAGTGAATATAATTCTTTTGTCTTCGTTTTGAATTGCTAACTTAATTTCAGATTGTTTGTTGAACTTAATCCAATTTATTTGAATTGCTGGATCGCTAACTAAACTAACTGTTTTTAATCCCATCTCGGAATCTTCGACATCTATTATTGCTTTCTTAATTGGTAATTCCATATTGTAATAACGTTTAAATTTATCCGTATGTTGATTCCGATACTAATTTGTTTACTCTATTTGTTGTACTTCGGTTTTCAGTTTCTACAACGTATGCTTTAACAGGAGCAAAGTTATTATTTTGATTTCCACTGAATGTAGTTGACTGACCTTGACCTGGTCCATATATTGCTGGGGCTTGACTTGTTGTTGGTGATGCATCTGCTGCTGCTGGTATTGCACCCGCTGAACTTCCACCTTCATCAAATTGTGTAGCATTTATCTGAGCAACGTTTGCGGCTGTTGTTGCAACTAAAGCGACTGCCCTTATTGCAGAAAGTATTCCTAATGTTGGGTCGGGAATTGCAAAGATAGCACCTAATCCTAAGATACCATTTAATATAGCACTTGCTCTATTGAATTTCTTTTGTGTTTCAAATTGTTTACGAGCTAAGTCTTTTTCATCAACTGCCTTTTGTTCTAATATTGCTTTTTCTTCTTTAGAGCCTTGTCTTACATTTTTTAATTTATCAGCATAAAGTTTATTTACTTTTTGAGTTTCCTTCATGTAATAAGTATCCGATAAAGTTTTTTGAACTGATAAAGCTGTTTGAGCTGCAATGTTTACCGATTCAAGTATATCTCTTTGTAATTGTTGTTCTTTTTCTAATTTTAATTTTCTTGCATCATCTTCTTCATCTGATTTTTTCTTTGCAGCTGCATCAAGTAATGCTTTAGCAGCATCGGCATCATCTTGTTTTTTTTGTTTAAATTTTTTATCTTTTTCTTCTTCTATTTCTAAATATTTATCAGTTATATCACCTTTTTGTTTTAAATATAATTCATCTAAAGCACTTAATAATTCATTATTTGCACCTTTAGATACTAAAGATTTACGTTCTGCTACATATTTATTTTCTAATATTTTTTCTTCTTTTTCTTGTTCATCGTAAATTAATTCGGTTAGTAATTCTTTTAATCGACCTTGTAATTCTAATTGATTTTGAAATTCTTTATCCGCAGCATCTTTAGCATTTTTTAGTTTATCTTCGTTTGCTTTTTTATTATCTTCTACTGCCTTAGTATCTATTGCATTAATTGATAATTGTAATCCAGCTCTATCATTTTTTAATTTAGCATTTACAGCTTTTGCTTCTGCAATTACTTTATCACCTTCAGATGCTACTTCATCAGGATTAAATACCATTTTTGCTAAACCTCCTGTAAAACCTTGTGCTAATCCAAAGTCTTTACCAAATGCTTTACCAGCTAAATCAATACCAGCTAATAAAAGAGTTATTGGTCCAGATACTACAGCTATTAAACCTTGTAGAATATCTTTATTTCTTTTTGACGCTTCAACTTGTGCAATTTTAGTTTGTTCTGCTTGTGCTATTGCTAAATCCGATGCTATAATAGCTTCATCAGTTTGCTTCATTTTTAATTGCAATATTTCTTTTTCAGTTTTGCCTTGTAATTTTAATATATTTTCTTGGCCACTTATTGCACTTAATTTATCTTGCTGTGTTTTTAAATTTTCATTTGCTAAATCATTTTGTTTTTTTAACTCAGGTGTCAACCCATCAACCACCCCTTTAATATCTTCCCAATAAGCATAAATAGTTCCTAATGCAATAACTAACAATCCTATTCCTGTTGCTGCAATAGCTCCCTTAATACCTTGTAAAGATGCTATAGCGGCTTTGCCCATAGACACAAACCCCGAACTCATTGCTGTTAATCCTGTTTTTACTTTATCAAAATCTAAATTCATCAAACCCTCACGAACTTGACCGAATCCTTGTTTTAACATTTCAAATCCTGTACCCTTTAAACTTTTACTAGAATCATTTAAGTCATCAACTTTATCTTTTAATTCCGATAATTTTTTAGTTGCATTAATAGCTTCAGTTGAAGTAGTACCAAACTTCTCAGTCATTGCTATCTGCTCATCCTTGGCTGCCTTAATCGCTGTTTTTAAATCTTTAAAAGAACTGATTGATTTTTCAGCTCCCTTAACCTCGACTTCTATTCCTATTTTCTCCGTTGCCATAATTATATTATAAAGATGTTAGTTGCATTTGATTTAATTGTTATTATTGAATATTGACCTGTTATTATTGTTTGTGGTAATGCCACCCCGTTTAATGTTTCTGCTCCAGCTCCGTATAACTTTACTAGGTTAGCAGTTGCA